ATGGCGGCAAGGTTTCCTAAGAAATACAGGGAAAGCGTAAAGCAAGAGATTACAGGAGAGAATGGTGCGCCATTGCTGACGGCAATCCAAGTATCGTTTGTTACTCCTAAAGATGTTGGCGAAGCGGCTTAGCCCCGTGGGTTAAAAATATTAAGAGTGTTGTTCACCCCACCCTGCTTTATGGGAGCGCCAACTTTGGAAGCTAACGTAGAATTTCCTGTCAAACTGCAATGCCTTTTTCAGCCTGCAAGGTACAAGGTATTGTGGGGTGGACGTGGTGGTGCTAAGTCTTGGGGAATAGCCAGGGCTTTGCTAATCATAGGATTGAACAAGCCAATCCGTGTGCTTTGCGCCCGTGAATTCCAAACATCGATCAAAGACTCAGTACATAAGCTATTGAGCGACCAAATCATAAATATGGGTTTAACGGATTTCTATGAGGTGGTTGACCGTACTATTAGGGGCAAGAATGGATCAGAATTTAACTTTGTCGGCCTGAAGAACAACGTAGCCAACGTAAAGTCTTATGAGGGTGTTGATATATGTTGGGTAGAGGAGGCGCAAAGCGTTTCAGCTCGATCTTGGGACGTTTTAATTCCGACAATTCGTAAAGAACAATCCGAGATTTGGGTTAGTTTTAACCCTGAATTAGAAACGGATAACACTTATCAACGGTTTATTCTTAATGCGCCTGCTAATGCTATTGTCCAAAAGATCAATTGGTCTGATAACCCGTGGTTTCCTGAAACGCTAAAGCTAGAAAAAGATGCGCTGAAAACTAGAGACATTGAGGCATACAACACGGTTTGGGAGGGTATTTGTAGGGTAACGGTTGACGGTGCTATATTTGCCAAAGAAATGCAATTAGCTGAGATGGAAGACCGCATCACAAAAGTTAACTATGACCCGACAAAGCCCGTACACGCTGTATTTGACTTGGGATGGTCAGATGCAACGGCAGTATGGTTTGTCCAATTTATTGGGATGGAGACACGCCTAATACGGTATATGGAGACAAGCCAAGAGACAATTAGTGCCATATTAGCCAAAATGCAGACATTTGGTTACATATACGATACATTGTGGTTGCCACACGATGCTGAGAACAAAACATTGGCAGCAGCTGGGCGATCAATAGAAGAAATAGTGCGTTCATCAGGCTATAAAACTAGGATTATTCCTAGAACGCCTGTTGTGGACAGTATTAATGCGGCACGAACGATTTTTAGGAATTGCTGGTTTGATAGAGATAATTGCGTAGATGGGCTACAATGCCTTAGACACTATCGTTATGAGGTTGATCCTGATACTAAGCAATTCAGTCGCACACCGCTACATGACCAATATTCACATGGCGCAGATGCGTTTAGGATGCTAGGATTAATGATACAAGAGCCTAAGAAAATGGTAGTTAAAAAACCCGTGTTTGAACATAGCAATTGGATGGGATGATTATGTCCGAAAATCAAAGCGACTTTGACCCACGTATTGACGAGGCTAAAAAATTCTTAAAGTTAGCCAATGATGCTGACACTAACAACAGATCAGAGGCGTTAGAAGACTTAAAGTTTGCCGCTGGTGACCAATGGCCAGTAGAAATACAAAATAGCCGTACTTTAGAGGCACGCCCTTGTTTGACCATTAATAAGATTGATGCGTATGTGCGTCAGGTCACAAATCAACAAAGACAACAACGACCACGCATTAAAGTCCACGGCATGAATAGCCAAAGCGATGCAAAGGTAGCTGACATACTTACAGGCATTTGCCGACACATCGAGGTCAATTCAGACGCTGACCACGCCTACGACAATGCTTTTAACTATGCTGTACGCATGGGATTTGGTTATTGGCGTGTCAAGACCGACTATGTACGGGAAGATTCTTTTGACCAAGAAATCTATATTGAGCCGATTCACAACCCATTTACAGTCTATTTTGACCCTAATAGCACATTGCCTGATGGTTCTGATGCTGAGAAATGCCTAATTACACAAGTTGTAAGCAAAGAAATATTTCGCAAGATGTATCCTGATGCTGATGACGGCACAGGATTTAGCCAACGTGGAACTGGGGATAGCAACGCAGAATGGGTAATGAAAGAAGATATTCGTATAGCCGAATATTTCTATACTGAAAGAAAACCTGACAAACTGTGTCTTTTAAGCAACGGTATAAAGAAATTTAGATCAGAATTGCCAAAACAAGACGAATTGTTGGCAATGGGCGTTGTGGTGATTGATGAACGTGCATCTTTCCGAAAAGAAATTAAGCAAATCAAATGTACAGCTATTGAGGTGCTAGAAGAAGGCATTTGGCCAGCAAAGTACATACCAATTGTGCCCGTGTACGGTGAGGAGTTTGTTGTTGATAACAAGCGCAAGAAATATGGCTTAGTTCGCATGGCAAAAGACCCACAAAGAATGTACAACTTTTGGAAAACTGCGCTTACAGAATCGGTAGCACTAGCGCCTAAAGCCAAATGGTTGCTTGCAGAGGGTCAAGACGAGGGGCATGAGAACGAGTGGGCAATGGCTAATATCAAAGCTATGCCAGTATTGCGTTATAAGCAAAAAGACATTGAAGGCGTGCCTGCTCCAGTACCCACAAGAATACAGCCTGAAGCACCACCAGCGGGCATTATTGCCGCAGCAGATGGAATTAACGCTGATATGCAAGCTGTTTTAGGTATATTTGATCCAAATCAAATGGCCACGGGCAACATTAGTGGCAAAGCATTGAATGGCCAACAGCAACAAATTGACCTTACCAATTTCCATTATTACGACAACCTTACACGATCCATTAAGCACACAGCCAAAATCATTCTTGATTTAGTGCCTAAAATTTACGACCAAGCAAGGGTAATGCGGATTATTGGTGACGATGGCAAGCCTGATTTGGTGGACATTAATAAGCGCCAATCCGATGAACAAGGCGTAATGACCATATTAAATGACGTTACCGTGGGCGAGTATGACGTGGTGATGGATACAGGCCCAGGCTACAACAGTAAGCGTATTGAGGCGGTCAACAGCATGATGCCAATGCTTTCAGCCGATCCAAACTTAATGAATGTGGCTGGGGACTTGATCTTTAGAAACATGGATTTCCCTGGCGCTGATGTTATTGCTGACAGACTTGCAGCGGCTAACCCATTGGCGCAGATTGATGACAAATCACCAGTACCGCCACAAGTTCAAATGCAATTGGCGCAGTCTAAGAAGACAATTGAAGAACTACAGCAACAGCTTCAAGGTATGCAATTGATGCTGAAGAATCGTGCTGACGTAGAGCAAATGAAGCAAGAAGCTGAAACCAAGCGCACATTGATTAAAGAAACCAATAGGGCGCATCAGATTGAATTGACAGATCAAAAACACCATCGTGATATGGTTTTACGTACTGATACGCAAGCGCACGACACGGTAATTAAGACGCAAACACAAATGGAAATTGAACGCATGAAAGCTGATTTGGCCGTTTACCTTGCCCAATTGGACAGATTGAGCGAGAAAGCAGCCACAGTAGAAGCTATCGAGCGTGCTATTTGACAAAGTAAGAAATTCGTGTAATATTTACACAAACCTTACCGATTAGGTAAATCGGGTTAATTCTTAGGTGTTACCTATGTCTGAAAAAGAAGCAGGACAAGTCCTGACAAGCGAGAATAGTGCTGAGTTTTATGCTAACAAACTGAATTTAGCTGATCGAGACGATGATGTGGCGGTTGAGGATACTCCCGAGCCATCAGAAGAATCAAATCAGAGTGAATCAGATGCAGAACAAAGCAAACCTACAGAGGAACGTAAGCAGAATCCGAAGTTAGAGAAAAGGTTTTCTGAACTGACGAAACAACGTGAACAGGCCAAGGCAGAAGCGCAAGCAGAACGCCAACAGCGGGAAGCGTTAGAGACAAGGTTAAGGGCTTTAGAACAACAGGCTGTGCCACAGGTGCAGAACATTGACGAAGAACCGCAACCTGGCCAATTCCAAGATGCGTTTGAGTACGCTAAGGCATTGGCGCAGTTTTCAACAGAAAAAGCATTGAGAGAGCGTGACCAGCAAGAGGCTAACAAAAAGCTAAATGAGGAGAGACAAAAGACAATTCAGTCTTGGTCTGCCAAATTAGAAAAAATGAAAGCCGAAATGCCCGATTACGATGATATTGTAAGCACGGCAAATGTGACAGTTAGTGATGACATTCGAGATTCAATACTAGAAAGCGATGTAGGACCAAGAATCCTGTATCACTTAGCAGAGGATTTAGAGTTTGCTCAAAAGATTGCTGCAATGCCAACACGCAAGGCTTTGGTTGAAATAGGAAAACTGGAAAAGCTGTACGAACGGAATGAAGCGAAACAAGAGACTGTAGTAAAGAGTAGAGCACCTGCACCAATTAAGCCACTAAGGGCTGGTAATGGCCAAGCAGACATCCCTATTAACAGTAGTGGAGAGTTTCACGGCACTTACCAATCATGGAAAGAGGCTAGACGTGCAGGCAAAATTCGTTAATTTTTAATCAAAGGAAAAAATCATGGCAAATAATTTGCTAACGATATCCAAGATCACCAACGAAGCGTTGATGGTTTTGGAAAATGAACTGACATTTACTTCAGAAGTTGACCGCAATTACGATGACCAATTCGCAGTTGTTGGCGCTAAGATCGGTAACACAGTTAACGTTCGTAGACCAGGTCGTTTTATCGGTACAACAGGCCCAGCGCTGAATGTTGAAGACTTTAACGAATCAAGCGTTCCCGTGACTTTGAGTACTCAATTCCACGTTGATACTCAATTCACCACGCAAGACTTGGCTTTAAGTTTGGATATGTTTAGCGACCGTGTGTTGAAGCCTGCCGTGGCAGCTATTGCTAACAAAATTGATCGTGATGGTTTGGTTATGGCCAAAAACAACACAGCCAATATCGTTGGTACTGCTGGTACACCTCCAACAGGTTTAATCACATATTTGACTGCTGCTGCTTACTTGGACGCTGAAGGCGCACCACGTGACGGTCGTAGATCATGTATTGTTGAACCTTTTACATCAGCTACTATTGTTGACAGCTTAAAGGGTTTATTCGTACCCCAAGAAGCTATTGGCGAGCAGTATCGTAAAGGTTTGATGGGTCGTGATTCCGCTGGAATGAATTGGAAAATGGATCAAAATGTGGTTTCACAAACGTTTGGTTCTTCTTCAACTTCAGTATTGTCTTGCAATACATCAACAGCAACTGGTTTCCTAACATCAGGTTGGGCACAAACTTCAACTATTGCTCTGTCAGCAACGACAGCGGTTGGTAACTTGAATGTTGGTGACGTTATCCAAATTGCTAACGTGTATGCGGTCAACCCACAAAATCGTCAAGCGTATGGTTCAAACAAGTTGAGAAACTTTGTTGTTACCGCTGCCGCAACGGTTGCTACATCAGGCACTACAAGCGTGACTGTCAGCCCAGCTGTGATTACCGCAGGACAATTCCAAAATGTGAGCGTAACAAGTGCTGGAGCATCTACGGTGACTCCATTCAATAATACTGGTACTGTGTCACCACAGAACATTATTATGCACCGCAATGCGTTCTGTTTAGCCGTGGCTGACCTTGAATTGCCTGAAGGTGTCCATTTTGCAGGTCGTGCAAGCGACAAGGAAATCGGATTGTCAATGCGTGTTGTTCGTCAATACACCATCAACAATGACAGTATTCCAACCCGTTTGGATGTTCTGTACGGTTGGGCACCGCTCTATCCTGAGTTGGCTTGCCGTGTTGCCGCTTAACTTTAACATTTAGGAGAAATTAAAATGGCAAATCCAGGACCAG